ATACACTTGTATTGTATCGCGGGTTCGCCGTCCAGCGGGACTTCAAACCCCCGTCATCAACCGTGGAAATTACTTGCCCGAGGGTTCCGGGAGCGATTGAGGCCACCGGGAGCTTCCCGGCCACCGGGAGCCCTGTCGAAGGGTCCGCAAACACCGTCTGGCCCGGCGTGACCGTCGTGAACGTGATTGTGCCAGCCGCGTTGATGCTGACGAAAGATTTCGGGGTCCCGAAAGCATCGACAAATTTCGCCGCGGTGATGATTTTGTCAGAGAGCTGGGCCGTCGCATTGATTCGATTCGCCAAGAGGTACTTGGTCGTCGGGTCGAAATTGGCGAGGATGATGTCGACCAGCGTGTCGAACGGGTAGCTAAGACTGTCGTCGATGTCGAGCGGGATGTACGTGCTCGTCGACTCGTCCCAGACATACGGCTTGGTCCCGAACTTGAGCCAGAGCCCTTGGTTGCTCGTGGGCGCGACATCGCTGACGACGACCCGCAGGAGCTTGAAGGGGCTGACAATCCGGAGGCGCTCCACCAAGACGTCGAACGCCTCCTGCAAGGTGCCGCTGAAAGCCGGCGGCATGGGCGACGACTCAATCGTCAGGTCGGTTACACGATGGGTGGGGTCCATAAAAATCAGGTTCCGACGGTCAAGGTGGCTTCAGCACTTTGGATGCTGCCGACGATGTTCGTCACCACTACGGTGAACGTCCCGGCATCGGCCGCGCTCACGTTTGCCAACACCAAGGGGATGTTGGTAGCCCCGATGATGGCGGTGTTGTTCTTGCGCCACTGGAACGTGATGGGCAACGTACCGGACGCGGCCACGGAGAACGTCGCGGTGGCGCCGGGTGCCGCGGTCTGGCTCTGCGGTTGGGTGACGATGGTGAGTGTCGGCGGCGTTACCTCGCCCGCGGGACGCAGCACCGGCATCGTGTAAACGCCCGGGACCGCGACCAGCCCAGAACTCAGAAGGACGTCAGGTTTCAACTGATGCCTCCATAGACCTTGGGGGCCAATTCCGCAAGCTCGTGGTCCACTTGGGCTGCCGCGGCCTGCTTCGCCTGCTTGAGCGCCGCCTCAGGGCTCACGGCACTCACCGCATGTCCTGCTGCGGTCCGAGTCATACCCCGAGCCGTTCCGGTGTAGGCTGCGTCTGCCGAGTACGTGCCCGAGGACGACTCAGACAGGACTTCCGGGTTGCGTGAGGTCGAACCGTTCCTCCGGGCGTAGCTCGTGACCTCTGGTGCGCTGAAGGCATCGCCGGTGTTCGACTCCGGCTCTTGTGCCTCGGTGAAGAACCGGGCCTGACGGACGCCGGCTTGCCCGCTCCATCGGATGAGGTGCTGAAACGAAAAATCGAGCTGCTCCGAGCGCGGTTCCTCAATGCCGTCCGAAGACAACGGGTCGGTCTCCGCGGCGTTCTCCAGCTCTTGGGTCCTCAGCACTCGGGACTGGACGCCGCCTTCAGCCAGCAACGTGGTCGGGGTAACCGTCATGCCCATGCTGACCACCGGGCAGCCCCCGGTCGAGAACGTCCGAAGCTGGCTGCGTTTGTACCTCCCGCGGTTGGTGCCGCGCCAGTACATGGCCACGTTCACGTCGTGTGCGACGTCCACAAACGACGCCTCCAGAAACCGGTTGCGCTTGAGCTGGCTCGTACCACCGGAGTATCCGCGCAGCTCCAACGCAGCCTCGATGTCCTGCCCGTTGTCCGTCCGACCTTGGAAGCCTTCCCAGACTGAATTGTTCCCTTCCGCGTCGGACATGAGCCCGTAGATGCGGTCTGCGCCCTCCACGTTGACCGCCGCCCAGTCCGACACGTTGAAACCTGTCCAAATGCTGGACCAGACCGGGTTCGTGGTCTGCACCAACGTGCTGAGGACAGAATTGTCGAGCACCCAAGTGTGGACGTTGTCGTTGCCACCGAAGGGCACGCTGACCAACAGAAAATTTTCAAAACTCCCGATGACGACCTTGTTCAGCGCCGAGTCGACCCGGGCCTTGTCGTCCGCCATTTCGTTATCCGCCGAGCGCATCGAGGACGAGACGAAGGTCTGTGCGGCGTAGTTCAAGTTCGTCAGTCCGCGCCCGGACATCCACCACAAGATGCCGAATTGTTCCCGCACGGACCGAGAGCTGACGCATCCGACATCTGGGAAAATCTTCGATTGAAAATTTGCGGTATTGGCCCACAAGTCGCGGTTGCGGTTGCTGGTCGCAAACGCGGACGCGGACCGGGCCGTGAACGCAATCATCTGCGAGCTGCCGGTGAGCGCCGACGTCTCCGTCATCGCCGTGACGTTATCTTCCAGATAGAACGCGTCACTTCCGCCGAGGTAGTACTGCTCGGTAAAGTTGAACGGGTCCAGAATGTTGCTGGCCAGAATCCGGTTCCGGTTCGCCACCCAGAGCCGGCTACCGGTCCATATCATCGGGCCGCCTTGCGGAGTTTTGTCCAACCCGGTGATGTGCCCGTTCTTGGAGCCGTCGTAGTACGCCGGCGGGGCGTCCCCGTCCTGCATGAACAACACCCGGCGCGGGTTCACGAACGAGTTCGAGTTGTCGGAATTAAGGGTCACCGCCTGCTCGGTGAGTGCGAAGAAGACGGTCTCCTTGTACGGGTCGAACTTGATGTTCGGGAGCTGGACAAAACTGTTGTAGGGGTATGACGAAACGTGGACGTACCCGGCGATGACCGCGACGAGCTGCGGCATCCCGATGAGCGGCAAGAACACCGTGAAGCCCTGCCGGCGCCCCGCAGGCAAATCAGCGCGCCAACGGAACCCGGGGCGCGTAGAAACGACCCCGCGCCGGTTGATGGTGTTCCACGCGCGGCAGTACGTGCCCGGCTGAAGCATGGTCGGGTCGACCGAGGAGTTCATACCCCCCGGGAACGCCACGTCGCCGTCGAGCGGCGGGAAAACGATGTCGGAGCGACTCATTCAAGGAAGTCTTGACCCAACATGGTGGCTGCGTCGAACTGCATCGGAGACCCAATCGGCGGGGCCGTCGAGACCAAGTCGTTCGACAACATCCGGATGGCGTTTGCCTCCATCGCGTTGCCGCTGCCCGGGTCCCGGTCGATGTAGTGCTTGACCGCCTGCATCCCGACCATGAGCGCCAACCGGCTGCCGAGGAAAATCATGTCGTCCTGTGTGGACAGGATAGGGGACTTCCGCCGGAACAGGATTCGGACCCAGTCCGCGGAGCAGGACAGCTCAATCCGCCGGAAGCGCGGTTCGACATCGTTCCACTGGTAGACCCCGAGGAGATTGCCTTGGTTGTACGGGTCGCCGGAAAAATCCCGTGTCGCCAGTCGTGACCGGCCGACCATTGGAGCCTTGCGGACGCGGGTGATTCGACGCACCAACGGGGCGGTCGGGTCCGGCATCGGGTAGCCATAGATGGTCGGTACCAGAATCCCATCGACCCAGCTCCCGTCGGGTTTCTTGGTCCGCAGCTCGACGCCCTTGTCGTCCTGCCCGTAGACCCACAGCTCCTTGCCGGCGTCTTCCTCTTTGTCGAGGTACGCGACCAACTGGGACGGCTTGGTGATGTCCTTGAACGTCGGGTTGAGACCGCCGTCCATCCAAGACCATTTGCAGCTCTTCCACCGGTCGCCGGGGCCGTTGACGTGGAACTCAAAGAGCGCGTCACGTCCGACGACTGGTACACCGTTGATGTTGACCTGAAGCGGAGTCTCCACCTCGGTCGGCAACGACACGCAACGGCCCGTTGCGCAAACGTCGACGTACCCGTTCATCGGTGTCCATGTACCGGCATCCGCCAAGAGCTTGACGGTGTCGTTCAGGTACCGAAAAACGGTTGACGCGTCACTCGTCCCAAAGATTCGGAGCGCATCCGGCCACAGGTCTTTGACGAGTACGACGGGCATCAGAGCTTGTCTTTCGGAACCGACTTCTCAAAGGCTTGGTCCGCCGTCTCAAGCGCCGGTTCATCCTCCGGAACGCCGCCGTCGAGCAGTGTGATGTTCTTCAGGATGAGCCCGCGCATTTCGCCATCGACGGAGGCCGGGTCAATTTCGTACTCAACGGTGAGCGTACCCTTCGGAGGGAGGTCGGCCGGCAGGGCTTCCGCGGGGATAGAGACGTTCGTGCCTCCCATGGTTTCGACTTCGACCATGTCACCTTCCTCTGGCGCACCGGCTTTGGTGACCAACGGAGCGGGAGGAGGCATCGGGGGAGCTGCGGGAGGTTTCGGGGGCATAGTTCAGGGGATGGGGGCGGTGGGGACGGCCTTGGCACCGGCAAGAACCGGGCTGGCGGGGACACTGACGGCTTGCTTGAACACCGCGACCACGGAATTCGTGGAGACACTGGTGATTTGGTAGTACCCCGAGGTCTCAATGAAGACCCAGAGCCCGGTCGCAAACGACGCAACCGAACGGAGCGGGATATTGATGCTGCCAGCAATCGCAGGCGGCGTGAAATTGGACGACGTGGTCGTGTACCCGTTCAGGCCCGAAGGCCCGCGGGGGCCGGAGGGAGTGACGAGTGCCCCGACCAGCACGGAAACGGCCGGCGAATCCACGGTCTGAAGCAGCGTCGCCGAAACGGACTGCGTGGCCGTGGCGAACACTTGAAGCCAGCCAAGAGTGGCGACGAAATAGATGGACCCGACCGCGATTCCAGACGCGTCCTGCACCGCGAAGGTGACGTCCGGATTACTCAACGTAGGGGACGCAAAAAGCGTCTTTACCGTAGTAAACGCGTTGATTCCGGCCGCCCCGTTGGTGCCCGCGGCGCCTGCCGGTCCCTGCATACCAACGACGCCGGCCAAGAACAGTCGCTTGAAGTAGCAAGCCAGCCCCTCGTCCGGGAGTCGGGGGTTCTCCGGGACGCCCGTGTCGAGGTCGCACGGGAGCACCCAGACAATCTCGCCGTTGACGACCTCCTTGGTGACGGTCCCGAAAAACTGGAGAACGAAGTTGTCGATGACCGACGTCAACGGTTCCTTGGACGCGTCAACCACGACCGGTTGATTGCCGCAAGGGCCACACCCACAATCGCTATTGGTCGAACTCATCTGTTGGTAATGTCCTCCTTGCGCCTCGCCCGCATGATTGCAATTTGGTTCAGGATACCCAGAATGCCGACCAGCAACCCGATAAGGGTTCCGAGGAACCGGAAAACTGGTTCCCCTACTTGGAACCACGACAGCGTCGCGGCTGTGACGGGGGCCGCTACGGAAGCCGCCAGTATCGGGATGCTTTTCATGGAATTCAGAGGGTGCATCACGCCAGCAAGGCTACGTTGTGCTGGATGAATCCGCAAACGTGGGTTTCCATATATCAAGGCTCTATAATAACGTAAGCTACAATTCTGGTGTCATTTGAGTTGCTTGAATTGATTATAAATGATGTACCGGGCACCCTTGTTCCCACTGTAAGAGACCCGTGCGAGGATGGTCCGCCGGAGTCAGTTTGCCCGGTCAGCAAGATGTTTGAGGCAGCCGTGACATAGGTATCAACCACGGTCACGGTGCCTGCGACGAGAGTAGCGCGGCCATGGCGAATCCGAGTAAATAGAGAACCATTTGCGCCAAGCATCCACTGACCCGAAGCGTTTATACTACCATAGGTCGTGGACGTGACTGCATTGGCGGAGGTGGCCGTTGCAAACCGGAGGGTGGTTGCAGCTTTGTAACCACCAGACGCCGCACCAACAACAAGGGTATTCGCGGTAGACGTTGGAGACATCCGGAAGAAGCCAACACCGACACCATTCGCGTAGTCCGCCGCGACTATGTTCAGGTCCTTGTTCGTGTTGGCAGTTCGGGCGCGGGAAGTTGATGCGCCGTCGTCCGCGCCGAAGCTGATGAGATTGACCCAGAAATCCATTGGCGCGACGGTTGCGGCACCTCCGAATCCGATTTTGGAAGTCGCTGGGGCGATATATAGCGGTCCAGTGGTATCGACTTCGGATGCGACGACCAGTGCCCCAACGAGTTTATCCCTCAGGGTCTGGTCAGAGTCACCCGGGGTCGGTGTCAACGCCGTGATTTCCGCGCTCGGAGTCAATGGAGCCAACACTCGCCGAATGCGGTCTTCCCATCGTTGCCGAAAACTATGCCAGATTGGAACTCGTTCGGTAGCCATAAAAAAGCGGTCACGAGTAATGTCGTGACCGCTTTGGAGTTTTTGGGGGGGGGGGGGGCTCGCTTAGATGGAGCCGCCAGTTTGGCCGGCTGCGATTCGGCCCTCCAACGCCTCGACGTGGCGCAGGACGTTTTGGAGGTGCTGGATAGCGGTCTGATGCTCGTTTCGGGTCAGCGGGGCCTTCTGGAGGAAGCCATCCAACTGGCTGACCGCCTCGAAAACCGCGGGGGTGACCTGAGGAAGCCTCGGAGTCTGCTGTTGTGGTTGGGGGGTTGCATTGTTTTCGCTCATCGGGTTTTTATGGTAGCTGCAAACATGTGGTTGGCAAGGCTAAAGTAAGGCGGCCAAAAGCTCACGCCTCATGCGCTCTTTGGTGAAATGGTTAAGGTTCAATCATTACCCAAGCGACTTTGGCGGTGTCTGTCGCATTTGAAGAGGTGATAGTGAAGGAAGTCCCGGAGACGCGGGCGCTGACGCGCAGAAATCCCGGTGTAGTTCCGCCTTCTTGGGCTGTAAGCATGATGCGAGTGGTAGCGTACACGTAGCCATCAGACACAGTAACGGTGCCCGCCGCAAGCTGGGCAAAGCCATGGCGGATTCGGTTGATTTTGATGCCGTTGCTGTCTACTTTGAGCGCGGAGATGGAAAGTCCGTTGACGGCGTCGTCTACCTGCACGTCGCCGCTCTTATCAGGAAGCACTTGCGTACGAGGGCCCCCGACCGAGCTGGGCGGTTGTAACGAAATGTTGTTTGTCGCAGGGTTTTGGCCAGTTACATAAAACTGGATTGATGTCGCAAACCCTGAAACACTTGGTGCAGCCCAAGTAGGCACGCCACCTGAGACTGTCAACACTTGACCCGCTGAACCGATAGCGCGTTTTGCTAACACGTTGCCCACGCTGGCGTATAAAATATCTCCGAGTGTATATGTTCCAAGCCCGGTGCCTCCTTGCGTTGTAGCCACCGTCCCCGATAGGACGCTGGCAGGAATTGTCGCGGAAGCGGTGACTGCTGAAGTGCCGTTCCCGAAGAGATACCCGGAGAGCGTGTTTGCCCCGGTGCCACCGGTGCTGACCGTCATGGTCCCGGTGATGTTGGTCGCCGGGATGCTGGTCGAAGCGGTGAAGGCTCCAGTGCCGTTGCCGGTGACGTAGCCGGTAAGCGTGGTTGCTCCAGTACCTCCTTGGCTGACCGGCAACGTGGTGATAGTGGCTTGCTTGCCGTTCAACTGCGTCTGAATCGCGCTGGTGACGCCGCTGAGATAGCCAAGCTCCGTCGACGTGACCGAGGAGTAGGTCAGGATGCCTCCGGCGCTGAAAATCGCAGCCTTTGACTGACTTGACCCAACATACACCGGAGCAACCCAGTTACCTGCGACATCCCAAAGGTACACGCCGTTTGCGACGTTCCATGAAGGTGACGAGTTGTTCGACGCATACCAACTAACACCAGCACCCGGACTAAGCGCAAGCAACTGGTTGTTTGCATTTGCTGCTGCCGAGGCGTGTACCCAAGCGGACCCGTTGTAGTATACATTAGCCCCGAGGAACAAAATGTTGCTTATCGGAGTCAGGCTACCGTTGGTGCCATCAGACCCGACTGCGCGCACAGGGCTGATGCTGGACGTAGCGACGATGGCGGCTGCGCTGACCGTTCCTGTAAACGTAGGAGAAGCTGTCCCAGCAGGTCCACCAGTGCCGCTCGACGTACCTGCGAGCAGCGCCGTTACACCGGTCCCAAGACCAGACAAGTTTGTCGTAGGTATGCTCGTCGATGCAGTAAACGCCCCGGTGCCGCTGCCGATGACGTAGCCAGTGAGGACAGTTGCTCCCGTTCCACCTTGGCTAACGGCGACGGTGTTCAACGCAGCGGATAGTATCTTACCGGACGCATCTGTGAGCGTGGTGACGCCAGAACCGGCCTTGAGCAAACCGTTCACGGTGAGCCCTGTGCTGTTCAGGGACATCGCATTTGCTCCGGCGATGTAGAACGCTTGAGCTGCCCATGTCGCGCTGGCTCCATGCATGAGGGTCGTCCCAAAAGATGAAAGCGTGGTATCTGCTCCTTCACCTATCGCGCCGTTGTACGAGATGCGCCCGGCGACATCGAGCAGGTATGCCGGGTTGTTTTTGTTGATGCCGACCCGGTGGTTCACCGCATCGACATAGAAGGTAGTTCCGTCGATGTTAGTGGTTCCGGTGACTGAGCCTCCGGTCAGCGGGAGGGCGTAGCTGGAGTAATTGTGGTCCCCAAGCAATGTCCGCCACGGGCTGTAAGACCCAACGCCTCCGACGTTGCTCGGGTTGCCGCTGCGGGTGTAGAGGGTGCCAGCGGTGTAGTCTCCGTAGATTTGAGTAATTGTGTCCGCTCCCCCTTGGATTACCAACAACTGACCCCATTGAAGAGAGCTGGGTCGGTTCGCTTCGGTGTTTTGGATGCGATAGACCCCGGAGGTCGTCAGCGTGTTGAGGTCGACACCGGGAATACCGCCGACCTTCATGGCGTCGGTGAGCCCGTATCCGGCAAGCGTCGTCGGGTTGGTGCCTGCGATGACCCGGCCCTTCGCGTCAGTGGTCACCGAACGGTACGTGCTCGCAGTGCCTACCGAGGCTAGAGTCGTCGCAACAGCTCCGGCAGACGTTGTGATGTCGCCTGTCAACGCAGGCATCCGAGCGGCAAGGAGCGTGCCTGCGTTCAAGTTGCCGGCGTCTTGGTAGAAGCTGCCGAGCTGCCCATTCAGATACTGGACGTTGAGATTCGAGACGAGCGTTGTCGAGGCAACTACCAGCGGAGCCGTACCGGTAGCTACCGACGAATAGAACTGGTCCGTTGTTCCAATCCCACGCTCCACCGATAGAGTTTTCGTGGTGCCTGTACCGACAACAGCGCCGACAACAATCGGAGCTGTGAAGGCCGGACAATCAGGGCCGTAAGCGTAGAGCGAGATAGGCACGACGCTGGTGACATCGGACACGTAGATGTCCAGATACCCTGCGCCATCGCCGGAGTTACCAGTGACTCGCACCTGCGAGACGATGTAACCAACGTACATCCCGCCCTTGACGATGCTTATCTGGCCGGTTTGGCCCCAGCCGTTGGAGTTCCACACCAACTCCAGAGCGTCCTTCTTGTTGTTGTACGAGGCGTAAATGCGAAGGACGCCTCCGCCTGTAACATTAGTAGTGAACACCCTGTACCAACCCACGGTGGTCGGAGTGAAGGTAGTGTATTTCTC